GAACACCAACGTCTCCGACATTACCTTGAATACCGACAGAACCTTGAGCACCAATAGCACCTTGAGCACCTTGCTCACCAACGTTACCTTGGATACCAGCAGAACCCTGAGAACCTACAGCGCCTTGAGCACCTTTGTCACCAACATTACCTTGGATACCGACAGAACCTTGGGCACCAATAGCACCCTGCGCGCCTTGCTCACCAACGTTACCTTGAATACCAGCAGAACCCTGAACACCTACAGCACCCTGTGCTCCAACTTCACCAACGTTACCCTGAATACCGATAGAACCTTGAGCACCAGCAGCACCCTGTGCTCCAGCTTCACCAACATTACCTTGGATACCGACAGAACCCTGAACACCTTGAATTCCTTGTGGGCCTATTTCTCCGACATTACCTTGAAGTCCTTGTTCACCAACTGAACCCTGAATACCTTGGACACCAATAGGGCCTACGTTACCTTGTAGTCCTTGAGAACCCTGCGCACCAACTGCGCCCTGTGCTCCGACTTCACCAACATTACCTTGAATACCTTGGTCACCTTGATTACCCTGCGCACCTTGTGCTCCAATTTCACCAACATTACCTTGGATGCCCTGAACTCCAGTACTACCTTGAGCGCCTTGAGCACCAATCTCTCCAACGTTACCCTGAAGACCTGTAGCACCAATTGCCCCTTGGACACCTTGGACACCGATAGGGCCTACATTACCTTGTAGTCCTTGAGAACCTTGAGCACCCTGAGCACCCTGTGCTCCAATCTCTCCAACATTACCCTGAAGTCCCTGAGCACCCTGAGCACCTTGTTCACCCTGTGCTCCAATTTCTCCGACGTTACCTTGGATACCTTGGTCACCTTGAGGGCCTTGTTCTCCTTGGTTACCGCGTTCACCGACATTACCTTGGATACCTTGGACACCAGTGATACCACGAACACCCTGAGGCCCAATCTCTCCGACATTACCCTGAGAACCTTGGGTACCAATTGCCCCTTGGACACCTTGGACACCAATAGGGCCCTGCGGCCCGATGATTCCTTGAGCACCCTGAGAACCAATTTCCCCCTGACCACCTTGAGGGCCCTGTGGCCCCGTATCACCAATCTGAGTGTTCTCGATAGTGTAGTTAATTAAATCAATCTCATACTGTAAATTGATGGTATTTGAGTTTAATGTCGTGAGAATAGTATCATGTTGCGTGACGCGTGAATCCAGAAAACTAATATTGTTCTGGTTGTCAAGAACAGTTTGAACATTCAATCCATTTAGGTAAGTGCCAACTGAACTATCAATGTAATTAGAAATAAATTCTGGGGTAATAGTACCCGCTGCGCTCATATCAACAAGCGAGAACATCTCTTGAAAGTTCGCATTGATTTTAGCAGAGGCGTCTCTTAGAGTATCACCTTTCCCGTCATTAACCGAGGTGCCTGTATTAATAATTTGCCGAGTCATTGTGCTCTATTTCCTTTTTTATTATCCACCGCCTTCACCCGCATCCATAGTTTCGTAGGTCTGTGACGCATCCAATCCACCATCGTCTAGTGTAGGTGGTTTAACACCAACCCACTCTGCGACACTATCGTTGAAGTCGTCTACAATCTGTTGAAGAGTTATACCGTCATATTTCTCTAGAGTTTCTAAAGAACTTATAAGTATACCTTCTCCGGCGTCTTTCTGTGCTTGAGTTCTCGCATCTACTGGGTCATTCTCTTCCATAACAAGTAAAGAGTATGTGGGTCGTAGGTCTACGTCTATGGGTGTTGTCTGTATTTCAATAGCATAACTAGGTATTTCTAGTGGGTCTGTTGTATCCCCCGCTTTCAAATAAACTTGTGCTTCACTTAATGTCTGTACTTCCGCAGAAAGGTACCATCCAGCGGGGTGTACCATTTTCTTATAAAAACTTTGATAATCGTCTAATGACATACCTGTTTTCAAAAGAATTGAGAATATCTGATATTTTCTATCGTCCTGAATATACTTCAGAGACTTAGGCCCTATTAAAGAGTTGCCCGGTCTGTCATTTAAAATGAATATGTTATTCTTAGGGTACACGACCTCAACATCCTCGTCAAAGAATGCTTTAAAGAATTCATTCACCGATAACACAGTACCTTTAGCGCGATAGAAGTCTGCCAGTAATCGAGTCATCAACCTAGCGTCTTGCTGTGGATGAAATGATTCTCTTGTCAACCCATCACTTATCTCTGATATTAAAGTATCTAGGTCTATTAGATTAACGTGCGATATATCACGAGCATTAAACAAATCATAAATCTGTTCACTGAATGTTGCTAATCCCTGTTCTTCCTGATACTCATAGTACTTCTCAAGAAATTCTACTAATCTTGGATATTCGCTTTGATAGAATTCAGGAAGTACACCCTTTACTATGGGAGCGTGGAAACTCGGTCGATAAATTTCCTTTCCAATAATTTGTGCCATTATAGAGAGACCCTAGTTGTACCATCATCTAATACAGCCTCTGTAGTTGATAATGATTTGTCTAGTGATATCACATAGTTACGTAAAGGTTTTACTGTACTCTGGTTAGCAGGTGTAGCACTTACTTTAATAGAACCGCCAACATAAGAATCTTTATCGATTGACAACGCAATCAGGGATACCTTACCTTTAGCTGGGTCATACGTACCGATGTTATCTATTTTAACTATATTATTCAGATCAACTAACTGTAGTCGAGTAGAACCTAGTTTGTTTTTAATGCTAACATTCTGTCCCTGCCACTTAAATCCAGTAGACGTTATGATATAGTCATCATTATCTGGGTTAGCTAATATAACTGGGAAGTTTAATGTCCAGTTTCTGGTTATTTCCGAAACAAGTTGACCTGTCGCGGATTCGATTGCCGCAATTTCTGTGGAGACTGGAATACGTTGCTGTAATTTAACATCCATTCTAGAGTTGATTATGTACTCTGATATGTTATCAATTTCAGTCAATAAGTTAGAACGTCTAAATGTAGAGTTAAACTTCTCTAAATTAGCTGACACAAAGTCATCTACGATGACATTCACCAATGCTTGAAGAGTTTCGACAGAAGAAATGTTTTTGGTCTGGTCTACTTGGAAAACTGTGCGCAATTCGAGGTATGTGGTTTCTGGGTCAACAAACTCAGTGTCGATAGACATAATAGATAACTTAGAAGTTAAGTTGTCTTTAATACTACCCTTAACAGTTTCTTGAGCAAACTCACTGATACCGTCAATAAAATTAAGACTTACAAATACCTTACCGTACTGTGGAGGTTCGTTATCGTTACCACCCCAACAGAAAACATCCTTGATAAAAGGTGAAAATTTCTGGGATATTAATGTACTATAGTCATTCGCAGTAACCAATCTTTGCTGTGAAGTAAACCCACGAGGTGCGTTCAACTTAATTGACGAAGTAGTTTCTCTTGCAGAACCTCCATTAGCTGGAGTAATCGTGGTAACATTAACTGAGTAAAAGTTACTCAAGTAACTAATTTGTGCCGTAGAGAATACAGACGCACCATTAGGTTCCGCCCCTCGTGAGGAACGGTACTTTATTTGTATACGGTTACCCGCAATAGGACTACTGCCTAGGATTCTACCACCACCAAAATAAATCTCATAGAACCCATTGGATGACTCACGCAACATAAAGATGTGAGAATTTCTATCAATAGTAGATACTTTGTCAATATTAGTGTAATTTAAACTATCTACACCAGTCCAGTCGCTAAACACTTGGACTTCCATACTGTCTGTATCAATCGTTGCGTCTTCAATAACATATACGTTATCGTCAGAAGCGTTACCTACTAAGAAGTTCTTAGTTTTAATTTCACCTTCATAAACGGTTATAAGTTCACTACCTGCTGCCGTCTGGAATATATACTGGTCACCTGACTTTCTAGAAGTATATTCGCTGGGCGTTTTAAATGAATATAGTATATCATCATACTGAGCAAATAATTCTGTACCTTTCGGTAAGGATATAATATCAGGCCCGTTGGGAATAACTACTGATATTTTAACTTCAGCAGATGACGCAGTTCGAGATTTAGGTACATACCCTAAAAGTTCCGCATGGTTAACCACCGAAGTACGAAGTTGTGCCGTAGTGATGAATGACTCATTGATAGCCATATTAGCAATCAGACCATTCACATGAGTGTTATAAGCGAGAACATCTAGTATGCTAGATAGTCCAGACGCTTCAAAGTCATAATCAGTAAACTCACCACTTTGCTTGTAGTAGGTCTTCAGTTTATTTTTAATGTTTACAAAATCGAGATCCGACGTTGATATAGGCATTTAGCGTATCCTCGCAATATTCACGTTCAAACTTACCTGCTCTAATGTACTGATAACCTGAAAGGTGATTGTTAAATCTAAAGAGTTATAATCGGGTGAAAATTTACTAACGACCCTTTGTAGTTTCGCTCGTGGTTCGTAATTATTAATAGCGTTGCGTACCATCGATTTGATATTATCGTCGTCAAACTCATCACCTAACTCAAATAACATACCTTCCAAGTTCGCTCCAAATGACGGAGCAAAAGGTTTAGACCCTCTGTTACACAACAAAAGATTCTTGACAGACTGAGCCACAGAGGAGGCCTCCGTCTTCTTGTATATATCTCCAGATGGTTTCACCGTAAACGAACAATCGATATCCGAGTTTTTCTTTTGAATAGAACTCGTGATTGGTCGAGTGGTAAGATTGCCATCTTCTATTGATGTGAGTTTTTTAACTGACATGGGCTTCCAACTCTTTTTGTAGTATTTATACAGTTTGCTAAGGCGCAACAATCTCAATCTTGGTAGGAATGCCGAGTAATTCCAAAACATCACAAAAACTTAGCGTTAATAGTTCTAACAACTTACCGAGTCCGATGGCATCAAGGAATTTTTTAATCTTTTTTATCCATATACTCAATAAATGCCATTGCCAGTTAAGCGCAAAGTCGCGAGCACCTTTCTTGAAGTTATCAATATCTTGCTCTGCGGATTTAACTTTTCCTTCCATGTCACCGCCTATGATATCATCATATACGTTGAAACCAAGAATTTCTATTTCTTTCAATTGGTCAGCAATCATCGCATAACCCTTACCTTGAAGTTTAGCCTTCTCAGCATCTAGGTCGGGTTCCGACATGCCTTCGAAGAATCCTTCAACTCGTTCTATTTGTTGATTGACTTCGGCAATCTTATCTTTAACTTCATCCTCTATCTGTTTGATAGTAGAATCTATCCATTCATTGATATCAAAGTTCAATAGGTCTGGGAGTGAAGGTAATCCTAATGCGTCCCAAATCTCTTTAAATTTTTTGATGAGTTTGTTAAACAGATCCCACACCAGATTGGTAACCGCATTCATCATTTCAGACTTGATATATTGCCAAGTGATTTTCGCTTTCCACTCGCGGCACTTTACACCGTACGTACCATCCCATGACCGGAGAGGTTCTGGAATTAATAGATATAGTTCGTCAAGTCTTTCTTCAATCTGTAGTTTGATTCGGGCCTGTTCTTCGTCAGTGAATATTTCTAAAAGGTTTATTTCAATCCCCATTATATTCAAATTGAAGTCAACCGGTAACAGTTTAGATATTAGTTCCGCGATCTTGACTGGGATGAATAATTGATAATCTTGAATCAATTCATTGAAGGCATCGTCCGCCTCCTTTTCCCAATTTCGAATCTTCCCTTCTTTGTCCCAATACGGAGCAAGTAAATCTGATACCTGTTCAATAGTAGTTTCTACTTCGGTAATAATATCTTGTAATTGATCTATAAGCTCTTGTGCTTCAGCATCAACCTCGTCGACGAATTGATCTTTAAGGTCGATTATATTTTGTCTTAATTGCGTTGGGATGTTAGATAACTTATTAAACTCTTTGACAATGTCCGCACGAGTAGGAGGGAATCCACCCTCGCACGGTATCTCAATTCCTAATTCTAATATGGAAAGTTGATCTACCGCTAACACGCTCAAGGTTTTTAATACATCTAACTGTCCTTTACTGACCGAAGATACTGACGCTATTGGATTAGGTGGTTTAATCTGTAATACCGGTGTATCTACTACCGGAAACTCTTCTGAATCAGCCATTAGACATTATCCGCCCGAGTTTAGTGTTATAAATTCGCTACCATTAATGTTTACTGTATTAGCAGACACCGAAACCTTACCGTGACTTCCACCCACAGTTAAATTTATAGAGACTGGTTTATCCCCATTTGCGGGTACATATATGGAGATATTACCATCCTTATCCATTTCATAGTACGCACCCCCTTTATGCTTTTCTTTGATACGTTCAGCGCCAGGCGTATCATCATACTCTTTATAATGTCCGGTCTCTGTCTCGTATACCTTATTGAGAGGGTAGTTCTCCTTTGCCTTCTCGTTCGTATCCCCTGTTTTGGGTACAGTACCAATCACCATAGGCAACTGAGAGTTCTTCCCGTCAAGGAACATACCGAACACTTGTGTACCCTTTAGGATACCTAGGTTCTGCCCTTTACCTTCGTGGATACCCGTAGTGACAGGTACAACTATCTGGGCCCAAGGTAGGTCTTCGTCAGGAATTTCATCATATACACCGAAAACCCTAACCCTGACTCTACCCAATTTCTCTGGGTCGTCCTTTACATTGACAACCTCACCCATAAACCATCTAGTCTGGTCGCCATAAAAATCTATTGAATTCTGCGGTATCATTGATTGGTCACCTTTTCATCCGACAACTTCACACAAGTGAGTGTCGCTACATAATTTTCAGCTCGGAACGCATGTTTAACCCCGAAGATGAGAAAGTCACCAGACTTCTTCATATCAATTGAGGTGGTATCATTACCATCTTCGGTGTTTATATTAGCAAGAAATCTGAGTCTGATTTTTTTACCTATACTATTATTACGTCTCCCTTTCATAAACTCAATGAAATTAACACTAATAGTAAGAGGACTCTTTTTCAAAACATGATCCATGCTCTTATTAATAACACTTAGTTTATAGTTAGCAAAGTCATCACTTTGTGATAGTGAATTAAACCCTTCATACGCATCCGTACTACCAATCTGAGTAATCTTGCGACTCTTTTTCGTATTGAGTTCCGATTTTCTGAAATAATCTAGCGCATCCGAAGTATTAGATATGAGCTTGTCATTTTTTATTTTCTGTGTAAAGTCCTTATCAATATCAAATATACCCGAGACTCTTTCGTTTTTAGTTATATCCAGAAAACTATATTCACCACCCACGATACCTTCGGAAATCATTTTAAATAAGTTATCAGTATTTTTGAACTGATACCCTAGTATAGTACGTCGTCTGATTTTAGACTCATTGTCATTACCTTGAGGTATGTTCGCTTGTATATGGGCGAATGGTACGTCCGGATTAATAACATCTTGTTCCATCAGTGTTTTGAGGTCACTGAAGATCAACTCATCTCCGATAAGAGAAGAGTATAGGTAGAAAGGATATCCTTCCTTAGTACTAGAATTATTTTTTATCCAAGAGATTGATTCCATCGGTGTTAAGTTAGGTACAATCACCCGCATCTCTTGTTTATCAGTGTCAGTCGAAGATACTTTCTTATTAATCAAGTCACTGATAGACCCAATAATTTTAGACGGTTTTCCGGAATACTGACGGTTAACATTAATCATATTAGACTCGTAAGCGATATCTTCTATGAGATGAACTACAACATTTTCTACCGTATCATGACCTTTCTGCGAAAACAAAACTTGCGTTATATAAAACGTTTTGGCGATAACTTTAGCATCAAGATCATCAGTCACTATCAGTTCTACATGAACTTTCTCACCACCCTGTAAATAACCACTTGTTATAACATCTCCGCTATCAATGAAGGATAGTGTGCCGGTGAGGTAAGGTTTATCTAAATGCTCGAACACGTCAAGGTCAGTCACCGCATTTCGGATATCCACTTTTTTGTGTGAAGTGAAATGAGTACTTTCGATGAGAACTTTTTTAAATTCAAAAGGTGTTTTATGTTCGAGTTCACTAATTGCTGTCATAACTTACCCATAGAGTCTTGAATGGCTCGCACAACAGAATTTATATTACCTTTGCGAAGTACGCGTATTTGTTTTAATGATTCATTCTGTTGGTGATAGTGCTCTTCGTGAGTCACTTCTATATCATTAACTCCGGGCCCGAGGTATGGGTCGATGTCTATAATATTACCTTCAATATCAGTATAAAAACGAGCGGACTTGTGTTCGGGTTCAACTGTGTTCACAAGCAATGTTTCCAAAACACCTTCGTTATTGGTAGAATCTAATTGTTCACCGTTAGAAAAGGAACCCGATACCATCTTCACTACAACTTGCCCGAGCCGAACATGTCGATGTAGAACTTCAGCAGTACCGTTCGCTCCTTGGATGGTTTGGTGGGTCAAGAACTTGTTTACAATATCCTCACTCGTGTTTAACACAATGTAAGGATGTTCTTTCTCCACTTTCGCTTGTACCTGAGCATACGGTAATGGCCATCCACGTTCGCGAATCTCATCGTTCATGAAATAGAATGTCCAGTGTAAATTAGCATCGCCGTACAACTTATATGCTACATGATCAGGACGTTCGCCATCAGCAATGTAGTAGTCAGTATAGAATGAGGTAGCATCCTTAACGTTATCCAAAATATCAGCGTACGCAGTAAGATTTTGCGCAATGGAGCGATCAGCGGTATCGCCGAATCTATAGAATATTTTAGGGAAGTATTTAAAGTATGCCATTAGTAACCACCATCTCCACTTTCGTCTGTGCTTTCTTCAATATCTTCGCGACTTAATGTTCTGTCCTCTACCATTGTAAACGACAAGTCAATTTCAGCAGGAGTTCCGTCTTCATGGAATGCCATTGAACCCGCATTATAATTTACACTGATACTGCGTATGAAGGTATTGCGTAATTTAGTTCCGACTCGTACTGGAGCCGCACCCTCGATGTCTGGCATAAACCAACTCGATACATCGAATACCATAGGATACTTATAACCCGCACTTATACCATCTCCCACACCACCAATCATCTCAGGGTATGCGGATTTCCTAAAGATATGAATAATATTTTTAATTTCGTCAGCCTCTTTCTTACTCTTAGGAATAAACTTAAACTGAAACTGAAACTCACGTATTCCTACGTTTCTGAACTGAGTCCGTATGTTTGGATTAACAGATACCGCTCCAGCAATACTAACTGCTGATCCTGCGGTTTCATTGATTTTCTGCGCCCCACGCGCAAGAGCAAGTCTTGCTAATGCGGGAGTCTTTGCGCTATTGACCATATCTGTGATAGATTGTTTTCCACTAGTAATAGATTGCGCCAACGCGCCCATCGCGCCACTACCTGACGACAACGCTTGAAAACCGGCAGCACCAGCAGTACCCAAACTAGGTGTGTCATATCCAAAGTTATCTGTGATCACTAGAGAGACTGGTAAGTATAGCGCTACCACGTCACCCGTGTATTCGATGCTTCTCGCTACTACTTCTTTTGACTCTGTACCGGCACCGGATTCGGCAGCTTTCACTGCTTCCGCTTCCTCTTCATTTTTTGGTTTACCGTCACCTTCGTCTTCGCTTGGTCGGTTAAGAGCAAACATACTTTCGAACAACGCACCAAAGTCAATACCTTTAATGGTCGGTGGTTTAATTTCTTTTATGTGAAATAATACCTTAGACCGAGAATTTGTAGTATCTAGAGGATACTGCAGTATCTTTTTTGACTTGGCTGTGTTGTCTGTAGTGTCGGTAGGTTCTGTTTCTGCCATCGGAATAACTCTCGGTTATAAATACTTTTTACTATTTATACATAAAGTTACTAATGAAAACATACAAAGGCAGATACCAACCGAAAAACCCAGAAAAGTACGCTGGTGATGTGGATAATGTCGTCTATCGTTCAGGTTGGGAACGACATGTTATGAAATGGTGCGACGAAAGTATAGACATCGTACAGTGGATGTCCGAAGAACTTGTTATACCGTACATATGCGAAACCGATGGAAGACCTCACCGATACTTCACCGACTTTGTTATTAAGTACAAGTCTGGACGAGTGGTTATTGTGGAAGTCAAACCTCATAAAGAGACCCTGTTACCCGTACGTAAACAAGGTAAGACTAGACGTACTATATTGACCGAAGGAATGACATACATCAAGAACCAGTCGAAGTGGAAGGCCGCTAAGGCGTATGCTGATGACCGTGGATATCACTTCGAGATATGGACTGAGAAAGAATTGACCGCAATGGGTGTCATGCCCAAGTCCACTCAAAAGATGCGTACCAAGAAACCCCTGAAAAAACTTGCGCCCTTCCGTAAGAAAAAGAAATAGTTCCTGTATAAATAGTAGGAATAGATTTTAACTCAGGAACTTTATGTCTACAGTATTTAACAGACTAGAACTACAAGCATTCCGTGCGGGTATTACTCCTCGCACAAAGGAGTCGCGAGCATGGTTCCAACAAAAGATTAAGAATCTACGTAGCATCAATCGTGAAGCATTGATGAAAGAAGAACCTTTAAAGCAAGTGAGTACCGAAATTGTCGGTAGCATGTATATGTTCTTCTACGATCCGAAGCACAAAGAGACATTACCGTATTACGATACGTTTCCTTTAGTGGTCGTTGTCGGGCCCGCAGAAGGCGGATTCCTAGGATTGAACCTTCATTACCTACCTCCTATCTTACGTGCTAAGATGTTGGACGGGTTGATGGAGATTACTACTAACAATAAGTTTAACGATTCTACGCGATTCAAGATGACATATGAGTTACTTGCGCGAGCATCGAAATTTAAGTACTACAAACCCTGTCTCAAACATTATTTGAATAAACAGGTAAAAAGTAAGTTCGCATTGGTTCCTGCTCCAGAGTGGGAGATTGCTACATTCCTTCCGACAGCACAATTCCGTAAGGCGAACTCTAAGAAAGTCTACGCAGACTCTAAGAAAATGATAGGTGGATAACCAATGGCATCAATAGAAGATTTAAAGAGTAGACTTATTAGTCGAGGCGGACTAGCGTCTGCTAACCAGTTTGGTGTGGTACTACCATCAAAAGTAGGTATCACCAAATTAAGTGGCGCTAAGAATAATAACATATTGTGTAAAAGCGCAACGTTGCCTGGCAGACAAATTACTACACTAGATAGACAAATTGGTCTGTATAGTGAAAAGATTGCCAATGGATTCCTCGTAGAAGATGTTACGTTGACCTTCCATCTTCTGAACGATTATAGTGTTCGTAAATATTTTGATAAATGGTTGGGAGCAATGGTAGGGCATATGACACCCACTCCCCCCAAAGAACCTAAACCTCCCGCAGAAGGCGAAGAAGCTAAACCACCAGCACCAAAACCTTTATCGAGGGGTGCCATCGGGTGGAAGGACGATTACGTTGCGGACATTATAATACATCAATTAAAAAAACCACAGGTTCGTGTGGGGTTCGACCTAGGGCCTTTAGATATTAATCTAGACCTACTGGGAGGTACCGTGTACAGTGTTAAACTGATAGACGCTTTCCCGACAAACGTATCAACTATTCAATTGAGTGATGACCTCGACGGATTAGTAGAAGTAACTGTTACATTTTCATACACCAACTGGGAGCCCTTTAAGGCTGACAAAGTAGGGTTATTCTCTGCTGACATCAATCTTAATTTCGGCGGCTTAATTTAAATTATAGGATTTATAATGGCATTACCAAAACTGAATGACACACCAAAATATCGCGTTACCGTACCATCTACAGGTCAGGAAGTTAGTTACCGACCTTTCCTAGTAAAGGAACAGAAGATGTTGCTGATCGCATCTGAGACGCAAGATAGAGTGGATATGGTTAAATCAATCATCAACACTATCAATGCGTGTACTACAGAAGACATCAAGGGAGAACTAACTACCTTTGATGTAGACTACCTATTCACTAAGATTCGGTCAAAATCCGTAGGTGAGACAAGTACATTATTAATTTCATGTACCGAATGTGAAATGAATAACGAAGTTGTGGTTGAACTCGATAAGATAGAAGTTGAGGGAGTGGCCACCGATGTTAAAATCAATATCACTGACGACATTGTTCTTGAAATGAGATACCCGACATACGAAGACTTTATGAAAAATGAGAAACTTCTACATGGTACGAGTGCTACAGAATCTCTACTAGAGTTGCTTATCACATGTATAGCGACTATATGTACCGAAGAAGAACGATACTCGACCAAAGATTCGACTAGAGAAGAACTAATTGATTTTATAGACTCAATGACAACACAACAGTTCGAGACAATTTCGACATTTGTAAATGATATGCCCACACTTAAAGAAGAAGTTAAATTTACGTGTGCGCAGTGTAATACAGAGAACTCTAAAGTTCTAGAAGGCATAGATGATTTTTTTTGATTAATCTCTCTCATGACACGTTGGTAAATTACTACCAAGTTAACTTCCAACTGTTAAACAACTTCAACTACTCATTGAGTGATGTTGAAGAAATGTTGCCTTGGGAGAGAGAGATTTATTTGACCATGTTGATTGACGACCTAAAAGAAAAAAGAGAAAGAGCACAACAGCAGGGATAACCCATGATTGAAACATTAATAGAGCACCTAAAATCACAGAATAATACTCTGGATAGTGTTAACACTAACCTTACGAGTATGAACAGTTCTTTAGCGACAATGATTCTGAGTGACCGGAAGGACGAACTTCGTCGCCGTGAAGCAGATGATGATGCTAAAAGAGCAGCGAGTGCTGCCTCCCGAACAACCAGTACTGCCGGTGGTGGTGGTAGTAAAAAAGGTGGTGGCGGTGGTAGATTTTCGGGTTTTGGTGGTGTTCTAGGTGGATTTGGTGCGGGTACGTTGGCAGGTGGGGCAACAAGTTTATTAGGTAGAGCTGCCCTGGCAGGTGGTTTGGCTGCGGGTGCCGACAATATTGCTAGTTATGTTCAAGAACAGACTGGTTCAAGTGACCTCGCTGATGCCGCGCATCGAGCAACAAAACTGGGGTCATTCGGTCTTCTTTTGGGTACGCGTTTTGCTTTACTGGGTGCGGTAGGTGGAGCCCTTGCTACTCCCGAAGTTATATCAGAACTTGAAAAGTTGGGAGACAAGGCAGCAGGACTGAAAGAGCCTTTGATGAAATTCACAGGTGCTCTACCTTCATTGAACGACGCACTTTCTAAAGTGACTGAAACCGTGGTAGGGACTTTAAGTTTTATTAATTCAGCAATCGAGGGAGACGTGCCCGCTGCTTTAGACAAGGTCGACGAAGCGGCAGTATTGGCTCTTGGTGTTAAAGGAGGTATGGACGCTAACAAGAATAAGGAGAAACTTACTAGAGCAGGTCGAAGAGCTGCGCAAAATGCTCGGCAGGCAGCAATCAAGGCAAAAAAAGTTACTTCACCAGTATCAGAAATGGAGTTCTCTAAAAGTCAACGTCAACAATTTAATTCTGAAACTGCTAAGGGTTTGAGTGACAAGGAAATTAAAGCTTTGGAGCTAGATGGACTCAAGGTAGATAAAACTACCGGTAGTATCTCTAAGGTCGGTGGTGAATTTGTAAGTGCTGATAAGGTAGATGAATTATTTGCTAAGAATGAAATCAAAACGTCAACCCAAAGTCTCAGTGCTAAAAACTTTATAGATGAACTTAATGGTAAAGCGGCAGCGAAATACGGTAAGTTTGGTAAGGCATTATCCTTCTTAAAGAAAGTTCCGGCATTGGGTTCTTTAATAAGTGGTGGAATAATAGCAAATATTTTAATGGATGAGACCACATCTACGAAAGAAAAAGCGGCATTGCTTAGTAAAGAATTGGGTAGCATAGGTGGCGCAGCTCTTGGTGGCGCAGTTGGTGGTTTGATAGGAACCTTAGGCATGCCCGGCATAGGTACTCTTACTGGAGGTGTATTGGGTGCTTTAGCTGGTTCGTGGTCAGGAGAGGAATTGGGAGAAAAGTTTGCCAATTGGATGTTAGGTGTAGACGATTCAGCATCAGAACCCTCAGAACCTGTGGCAGCAGCCGGTGGAAATAAAAGACGACGAGGTGCTGGTGCCAAACCTTCTCAGGTTAGTAGTAGTGTCACGTCAGCACCGTATCCTCAGTCTGGTGTTAAGGTTGCGACAGCATCTAGTGATATGTTTGCCGCTCAGGCGCAACAAAATATCGTGGTGGTAGACAATAGTAATGTCAGTAATAATGTCAGCACTCAGGCAGGTGATGTTAGTTTCAGCGGAACCACTGGTTTCGACTTCTATGACCCAATGATGGGTTCTAGAACTGCATAAAAAAAAGGGGGAACTTTCGTTCCCCCCGAATCCAAATATCTGGATTAATCTTCAGCAGCCATCTTCGCGAAATACGACAGAGTATCATCAGTCGATTCGGCGACAGGCGCCTCGGCAGCAGGAGCTGATACAACCGTTGGTTCTGACGCTGAACGAATTGGAGCAGCTTCTGCCGATTGGGCAAGTGCTTCATTCTTCAGAGTAGCACCGTTTCCAGTTGCTACTCCTAGGACAGTATCCAACTTAGCCTTCAAATCATCATAAGACTTGAACCAGTTCGCATCAAATGCGTTCGGGTAGTTTGGTACTTGGAACTCATTCAGGTCATACAAAGAGTTATAGGTGGATTCCAACCTAGTCTCGTCTGCCTCAAACAGAGCAGTAGGAGATTTGAAATCTGACTTATCATAGTTGCGGTATCCTGCGACATTACGAATCTTCAATTCGAAGTTCGCACCAGACCAGAAATCGAATGGATTGACCGGAGTCTCGCCAGGAAATTCTGGTTGCATCATATCCATGATCTTGTCAAAGATTTTCTTACCGAACTCGTAGATCATTACCTTGCCATTGTTGGCTGGGTTTGCGGGATCATTAACGACTAGGATGTTAGTAACGTAGTGTAGACGACGCTTCTGACGACGGGCAGTCTCTTTATCTTCTTCGATACCAGAGTTCCATAGACGAGAGTTTAACTCACCTAATGGGTCGTTCTGACCTAGTGTAGTCAATGAACGTTCGATGTACCACTGACCGGTTGGGCCTTTAAAGGCATGATCCCAATAACGTACCCACGGTAGGTCTTGACCTTCCATCGCGGGTAGAAAACGAATGATAGCGTAACCATTACCTGCTTCATCAACAGTAGGTTTCCACTTGCGGTCGTCTTGGTATTTGTTTGTGTTGGTTGCCTGACCGGATGCTTCGGTAGCAGCGGTAACAAGCTTTGAGATATCCATAGATTTGGATTTTAGATTTGCGAAAGACATAATATTTCCTTTAGTATTAGGATTACTTAAATATAAACAATGGTCGTATGAACAATGTATGTGATTGCCTCTAGGGCACTGCTATTTATAACACATCTAAAGTGTTAAGTTTTGGTAGAAAGTTTAACTGCCGAGCTTCTGCTTCGAGGTTTTCGATTATTGGGACAGTAAGATATTTTTTAATGTCCTCTACCTCTAGACCTTGAACTTCACAAAGATGAACTATAGTATCCATATAACTCATACGATGTTTGAATACGAACTCTTCTATGTTGCGAGAGAAGGTTTTCCTATCCAAAAAGTTGGCAGCGTTCTCTGCCTTTCTATTCATCCAGTACACCAACCGATAAAACATTCTCTACTTTAAAAGAGCGCCATGCTTGTTTATCGATTGCGAAAGCACGAATTACAGACTTGTTGACAGAGTAGTCAGCGTTAGTCTCGGATACTTTAGGTTGCTCGGTAACAGGTAATAAATTAGTCGCTAAGGTACAAGGCATTACTCGCGTCTCGCCATTAACCTTAGTGAACGTCACCTCTAGAATGTTTTTCTTGAGGGTATCCATAAGTGAATCATATTCGAATGTTTTAGAATCGGTCATATTCAGCGTCCTCTTCAGATACTTCGGCGTCGGCATGAACATACTTGAGAAAATCTTCGTTGCCGTCAAGCATTACAATAACGGTTTCAAGACACTTCAACACATTTTCCATGTTACCGATGACTTCATCATCTTTGGTTTCTTTTTGAGCTTCTTCAGCATAATCCTGTAGAGACTCGATGTACACGATACGTAAGAACTCACGTGAGATAAGAGTTACATCGTTTTTAGGGTATCGACCTAAGTCAATTAAGTTTGGTGATTCAGACATTAATTCCATTCCTCGTTAGTGTTTGCTTTATAAACATCATTAAAATGAGCATTGACATATTTGTCAGTGTCATGCCAACTAATGTTGGACTTATAGTCTTGGCGGTCTAACGCCGAAACTTCTTTCGCGAGCAGTAGATTAGACCTACGTACTTTTGAACTTTTCTGTACTCTGAGAGTAGCACGACGAATCATTGCGTATCTCATTACTTTATCTACAGCCATTATACATTAATCCTTATCTTGTGTCAAGTAAAATTTACCGGTCTTCTTAGCTTCCTTTTTACGGTCAACATGTACCGCAGCGACATTATACTTTCTAGCATACTTAGCAACTGGATTTGACTTTTTCATTTTGTCCTCAATCTTCATTTACGAGATCCGACCAACTCTTTAGTTTTATTCGTTTCTCTGCTGAATACAAATCTAGGTCGGTATAAGACACGAGGTCGTATTCTTGGCAAAGGTCGATCATACACTGAAGGTCACCGAGTTCTTTGGCGAACCGCTCAAGAGTGTCATGGTCTTGACCAAATCGTTTTAGTTTAGATGCCATCTGAATAACTTCAGCACACTCTTCCTGAAGAATCGTTAAGAGTTCAGTACAACTATCATTGTGTCTCAACATCTTAGAGTCCCATCAATGTGTTGTCGCGGAAATACAAACCGGTAGGTGGAGTTAACTTACCAAGCATTGCCCAGTCTTCTGCCTTTAACGCGGGGACATATTGTCCGTATTGGTCAGCAAACTCTTTACCCATCTCGTTGTATTCGTTAAGGTACTGAAGAGCTTCTGCGGCAGCAACTTTGGCATCCTTATTCTCAAAAGTCTTTTCATCATAACGGTTAGTCAGTTTTGGTTTAGCAACAAATTTAAACATAATATATTCTCTCTCAATCAATTAGGTGGCTATTATACTTCTTTCAGAAACAAATGTCAAGGGCTTATTTAGCTTTAGATTCTTTTAACTTCCTAAATTGCCATCTTAGAAACCATTTCATTCGCCGGAAGTACTCTTTCGAATCGTAGTCAGGGTATTTTCCGTCATACCCTTCACACTCTTCACAATGAAGTGTCCACTGTTTAAAACAAAATTCTCTGAAAGTCATTAGTAGTACCAGCTGTTGTAGTGTTCTGCTTCCGCAGTAGTAGGACGGGCGCAAGAGTAAGAAGAAGTCTTGAAACCACCGTAGTTGTCCAGACGTTTCTTCATCTCTTCGCCAATGAAAGAGTTGGGAACCGCACGAACATTCTGACAGTCATAACCTTCTGAACCTTTGACAGTCTGAGACGCAATCTCACGAACGATCACAGTCCGAGCAGTAGGTTTCGCAACAACTTGGTAGAGATCGACTTGAGTCTGTTCGTAACCCCAAGAGTCAACGAACAGGTCACCGACCTTAACGCCGGCGGCAAGTTCTGCTGCCTTGACTTTCTGCGCTTCTTTACGTTTTGCGCGATACTCGGTAACAGCGAGACGATTATCAATGAACTCTTGTTGCGCTTCATACATGCGTTCAACACTACGGTAACGAACGTGGTACTCAGTCTTGTAACCAAGACGGGCACGAGGAGCAAGACGGTCGCACTTGGCGATCATACGTTCTTCATCAATAGTAAGAATAAGGTCGTGTTTCGCGAACAACTCAATCATTTCATTTTTCATAATACATCTCTCTCAATCAATTAGGTAGCTATTATAACATAACTGGGAACAATGTCAAGGGCCCTAGCCAAAATAATTTAAATATTTTTCTCACGCAGGTGTCTTATTTTTGCTTCAACGATATCAAGAACACATAACTCAGTTCCCCCGATGTGCCACTTATAGAGTTCTCCGCCTCTACTTTTAACCCCACCGTCATAATCTTTCCAGTCATACACAGTGATCGGAGTTTCTTCTCCGTAGAAGTTATATCCAACGAACTCCCATTCGGTACAAATCTTATCTTCTACATCAAGCGCATCACGAAGATAGGTAGGTTCTCCAAGAACCTCGACTAACTCGTAGTAAGTGGCGTCAATGTAACCTTTTAAACTAGTCATCATAAAACCTCAAAAATAATAAATGGTGGGAGGAGCAGTGAACCGAAGTTCCTATTCCTGATTCCAGATGTCTCGGAGACAAGCAGTGAACCCCGAAGGTTCTTAATCAGGAGACCAGACCTCCCCATCAACAGTAGCTATTATACACGATTCAGCTACAAAAACAAGGGCTTTCTTAGAACAATTTGTTATATCAACCTAACTTCTTATTTCTTTTTAGTGGCAGGAGACTTCTTCTTAACGGGGGCCTTTGCGTTAAAGGTCTTTCGTTTGACAGTAGGTTTCTTAACAGTAGGTTTCTTAACAGTAGGTTTCTTCTCAGGTGTCTCTACGGGAGCCTTAACAGTTTTCCGCACCTTCCTTTTGGGGTTTGTCACAGTTTTCTTTGGTTGAGGAAACTTTTTGACTGATAACCCGCACGTTCTCAACTCCTTTATAAAACGTCTGTGGGAGTCCATGTCCCACCCGTGAGCGGGTTCCAAGAACTCACCGTAATGATCCATCACAATATCAGATAATCGCTCACACTCCAAGGTATCCTTGTCGTAGAGGTACCTAACCTTACGGTCGTAATTCAACTTAACAATCTTTTCCATTATGCCACCAACTGAACCCGACCATCAAACTCGGTTATACTCATCTCAAAGGGAACGATCATTTCAATACCAACTCGGTTAATATCGAACCGGTCAGAACCGCTGCGAGAGTCAGTCACATATACCTTGTAACCATGACACATAGGAACACCATTGTCGTAGAACATCTCACCCTTCTCAATAACACGACCTACCAGATAACTGTCGGGACGGCCGTCCATTGGTCGGAAGTCAAGCGCTTTAATCATATCACCAACATTCGCTACATTCTCAAATCTCAACATTATATTAAATCTCCTATCTCAGCTAATCGGTTGGTGATGCGTCGGTACTCACTTTTGTAGTACGTTTCGTTATAACACTCCGCAGCATCAATCAACATTACAAGGTCGTTCATCAAATCACCAATTTCACTATCAATCATTTGTAACCTCCCCACCTTACCCACGCATACTGAGGTTTCTGACAAAATTGTCCTATCTCATCAAAACCCAACACAGTGTATCCGTCTAAAGGATCGGTACCTGCTTCATACTCAACGAGATCCCAACCCGCTTTAAACAACTTGACTTCTTTGATATCTTCAATAAGGCGAACTTGCATAATATATTCTCTCTCAACTCAATTTGTACAGCTATTATACTTCTTTTAGAAACAAATGTCAAGGGCCTGAAGCTAAATAAATCAACAATTCCAGATATAAATCTTATCCTGTTTCTTCTTACCTTTCTTCAACGAGTCAACTTTCTGACCCATCTGTTGTTTGAGGTCTTCCTCATCATGACATACCGGTAACCCAAATGATACCGCATCCTCATACATTTTAGGTGATATGTTAAAACAGACGTGACCACCCGTCTTTATGTTATCGACGCATTTCTGCCAGAGAGGTATAAAGAATTCGGTGTAGAACTTCTCATCAGATTCCCAAGGTGTCATATGTTCATATATTTCTAAGTTAACATAAGGAGGGGAAGTAAGTACAAAGTCATAGTCCAGTTTACTGAAATCTACATCAAGAGCACTCTCCCAAATCATATCAAGTTTAGATTTGTCTTCGTCAGGGAACAGAGTGTTTTCAAGTCCGGACTCTTCGTTTAAGAATGTCATCATGTCATCATAGGCATCAACCATTTCCACGTTAGTATCGATACCCGTGTAATCAATCCCTAAACTCCACGCACCTAACATTCGACCACCCCATCCCGCTGTAGGGTCTAGTACACTCTTTGCGTTATACTTTCGATAAAGATACTTGGCGGTTGTTGCCTTAAACATGACAATCGAACCCAAGTTGATTCTAAAACATTCGAAGACATTACCGGCAGGTGTCCTACCTCCACGGTTTCGTTTCTTGGTAGAGTCAATCAGTTTGTCCCATTGCTCTTTGTCGCTGTGGATATCATAGATAGTTTTACCATCTTGACGTTTACACTTTAATAGGTTTTTTAATTGGAAGTGATATAGGAATGGATTGCCCGAGAAGTTATTAGAATTCGCTACGGCGTCGAATTTGTTGAGATTAAACAAATCCTTTCTGAGTCCTGCCACATCGATATTCTTATGATTCTCGATATCTTCGACTGTGACAGAATCCAAATGTAGATTGACTGGTTTTAATTCAACTTTAGACATTAAATAATCTTGATACCTTTTCTTCGGATAATGTGCGGTTTGCGTGTTTGAAGTAATCTGAGAACTTAGCACCACCAGACTGAGTCCACATGTTCCGTAGATAAAAGGCAAGACCTCTACCTTGGTAGTCGGCAGCCTTGAGTCTGGCATTAAATTCGGCAACTCGTTTCATACTTTCTTGTTCGAATTCCTCAATGATTCTTCGCTGCTCTTCGTTTACAATATCTTCGCCCATGTACATCGTAGTCTCATTAGACTTTTCTGAACAGAACAAGTAGACATAACCATCTTTAGGCAGCCCACCATTGTACATAGGAGCATTGTTTTTACTACTCTTACATTCTAATAGAACTACGGTATTGTCTACTTTAAATACGAAGTCCGGAGAGTTGTGTGTACCGGTGGGTTGGGTGAAGTATACATTGTCAGGAACACTATCATGGTGCTCACCTCGCAACAGAGCATCTCGGAAGTCAACGACACTAGTAAATCCTAGACTAGACGCTAGTTCTTTGAAGTCACTCTGAACTAATGAATTGCTCACTAGCACATCTTCTACGGCATCTTCGTGACTCGCTACATTGTGTACAGTACCGCTCACCGCCTGATAGTTTCTGAAGTAAGGTAATGCGATTAATTGATCGTGTATTGCTTTTGATAGATTCATAGTATACTCTCTCACTCAATTAAGTAGCCATTATAACACATGTTTCGATTACTTGTCAATACATTTATCACTTACACGCTAAATAAATTTCTCTCTCAGTACCATACGCCTCGTGCTCCCAAGGATGGTCTCTATAGGCAACTCCAACATACTCAACACCATCAAAGGTCTGCTTCGTAGTCAGACAAGTCTCGCCATCATCGTTTGTTCTCAAAACGAATCCATTATTGATCAGTCGACCAGATGCCATCTGTTTTGCGTGAACCATTTCGTGGGCAATATTTACCATCAGATCTTCCATAGGGATTCTACCTTCAGAATCACTGCGAGCAAGTTCAATAAAAACCTCTTCATCATCACCGTTACAGTAACCACCGGCATCACCATCACAACGGGGTTTGAAGTCTAAGTCAAACAAACATTCTTCAAACTCATCCAGACCTAAGTGACTGTACACTCGACCTACGTAGTCTACCAGCTTCTGACTGGTAGTACCCTGAACAATCATGTTATACATTATAATGTAATCTCAATTCGTTCTGTAGGAGGATTCAACTCTCTGAACCCTTTAGACTCAAGAATCTCACGAACACGTTCACGGTCAAGAGTGTCACCGCCACCCCAATGATCAGCAATGTCCATACACTTGACAGCGTACTCAAGGATAGCTTCTTGGATATCAGGGATACCACACCCAAGGTCGTATATGCCATCTTTGCCATAGAACAAGTGGACATAGTCACGGAAGTCATTTAACGCAGCAGGAAAATTCATAATCATCTCTCTCTCAATCAATTAGGTAGCTATTATAACATAACTGGACACAGAGTCAATAGCCTACTTAGAACTATTAAGCATATCGATATGCGCTTTTATTTCTTTTCGGTTTAACTTGCGAAACTTGCGTCGTGATACACCCCAAGATTTCAGGGGAGCGGTGAATACCTGAAGGATTCCGGTATTGCGAGGAACGTAACCTATGAGGTCAGTGCCTTTGGTTACATAAGTGTGGTTAGGTACATAATCATAAGTACCCCAGTCAGTAATTTCTTCGCGCCACATAAAGTGACAGGCATCTTCATACGTCATCAACTAATCTCCAACATTCATAATATCTTCTAATACTAGATAGGACACCATAATAGTCATCCTGATTATCTGTGCTAAACGCTAACCACATCACCAATATGACGCGGGCG